ATCGCTCCCATCGAGCAGGAACCCAACGGTCAACTTCAGTTCCGCTAACATGGCTATTCAAAATCTCGATAACGTCGACAGTATCAACAACTCTACGTTGTTCGCTGTCAACCAGAACGGGCTCGACTACAACTGCACGGCAGCGGTGGTGGCTGATTTCATCGAGCAAAATGTGACGGTCAACGACGGCAAGGTCATCCAGTACGCCTCGCCGATTAGCGGCTCGACGGTCGCCATCAGCGGCACGAACAACAGCGTGTGGCTGGTGCTTACGCCCATTAGCACAGTGGCCTCGCTGACGATCCAACTCCCGCAGGTCTCGGGCTGCGTGGCAAACCAAGAGATTCTTGTCAACACCACCCAGACAATCACCTCGCTCACGGTGAACCTGAACGGTGCGGTCGGAGGCGGCGTTCCGACGACTCTCGCGGCAAACGGCTTCTTCACACTCCGGTTCGAGCCGGTCATCCAAAAATGGTATCGCGTAGGCTAATATGACACTCCCATTCAATCCCTCTTACGGCAGCGGACAAACCCAGTCAGCAACTGGAACCTCCGCCCAGTACAGCATCCGCTCTGGCACCCGCAGCATTTGCGTGACCAATACCGGCGCAACCAATCCGGTGTTTGTCCGCATCGGGCAGGGCACGATTACCGCAACGACCGCTGACTACATCGTCATGCCGAGCAGCCAAGTGTCCCTTGGCAAGTTCGAGGACGATAACGTCATTGCAATCATCTCGCCTTCTGGAACGACGGTTAACTTCATCTGCGGCGCTGGCCTGTGATTCGTTACCTCTCAAGACGACGCTCGAAGACGCCTGCGGGGCCCACGGTGACCCCTCCAGGGCCGCCTCCCGCCGCGTCGTTCTACCTGCGCCCTGGTGGCGGAACGAACTACTATCGCCGGCCAGGCGGCGTTGACCGGTACCTCAGACCCTAAAGCATATGCCTGACATTACAGTATCCTCTGACATCGACTCCTTCATGCAGTCTGCTTCAAGGCAGGCCGCGATGGACAATCTCGCGGGCGCAACGACTTCCGGCCAGTACCTTCGCGGGAATGGCACCGACGTGGTGATGAGCGCGATCCAAGCTGCTGACGTTCCAACGCTGAACCAGAACACCACCGGTACAGCATCGAACGTGACCGGAACGGTCTTGGAAGTCAACGGCGGCACAGGAGAAACCACCTACTCCAATGGGCAGCTTCTCATCGGCAACACCGCAGGTGGGCTTACAAAGGCTACGCTGACAGCTGGAAGCAACGTGACCATCACGAACGGTGATGGTGCTGTTACCATTTCTGCTACCGGCGGTGGAGGTGCTGCTACGGACGTGCAGGTGTTCACTTCCAGCGGGACATGGACAAAGCCAGCAGGGGCGATTTATGTGGATGTGGTGGTGATTTCCGGAGGTGGAGGTGGAGCGTCAGGACGAAAGGGCGGGACGACAGCAACAGCGCCGGGAGGAGGCGGAGGAGCAGGCGGCTCGTATTCGGCAAGAGGATTCCAAGCATCCCTTCTTGGAGCGACTGAATCTGTTACTGTTGGCGCTGCCGGTATTGGAGGCGTCGCAGTCACTGGAACCAATGTCAACGGAAACGCAGGAACAGCTGGCGGACTGTCAGCATTTGGAACGTTTGTCCAAGTGTCTCCTGGGCTTGGAGCAGGAGCAGTTACCACGGCAAGTGGGCCAGCAGGATCAGCGGCATCCGCTCGCGCAATGTTCCAAGGAACATCAGGCTCAAACGGCGGTACAGGTGCAGGCCCATCAACAACGAGCGCTCTTGTTGGCGCAGGTGGAGCAGGAGCAGGAGGCGGTCTTCCAGCATCAGCAACCGTTGGATTTGCTGGCGGGAACGGCGGAACCTCTCTATCCACTTGGTTCACTGGCGGACTTGGAAACGGAGGCGCAATCTCAGGCAACGGAAGTTCTGCACCAAACGTCACGGTTAACTTCCCATTGTGCTCTGGAGGCGGAGGCGGAGGCGGTTCCAGCTTCACGGCAAATGGCGGAGATGGGGGAAATGGTGGACTATACGGAGGTGGCGGAGGAGGCGGAGGAGCGGCTCTTGATGGGGCGGCATTCTCAGGCAAAGGCGGAGATGGAGCGCAAGGCATCGTTATTGTAACAACCTACTTCTAAGCAATGAGATACGCAATCGTTGAAGACTCAACAAAAGTTGTCCTAAGCGTCATACTGTGGGACGGTGTAACGCCATACACTCCTCCGCAGGGCACGACACTTGTGAACGTGGATGGCATCCAGTGCGACATCGGTTGGATTGAGCAGCCAGACGGAACCTTCGCCCCTCCTCCTGAAGATGCCTAAGAAGCAAGTCAACCTCTCGGTCAGCCGCGGTGAGAAGCTTCCTGTATCTCAGGGAGCAGGACTCACTGCCAAGGGCCGCGCCAAGTACAACCGCGAGACGGGCAGCAACCTTAAGGCACCGGCACCCAACCCAAAGACCGAAAAAGACGCTGCGCGTCGGCGCTCGTTCTGCGCTCGCATGAGCGGGATGCCGGGGCCAATGAAGGACGAGAAGGGGCGCCCAACACGCAAAGCTGCTTCACTCAAACGCTGGAACTGCAAATGAAAAAAGGACTATACGCCAACATCCACGCCAAACGCGAACGCATCGAAGCCGGTAGCAAGGAGAAGATGCGCAAGCCAGGCTCCAAGGGAGCGCCGACTGCGGCAGCGTTCAAAGCATCTGCGAAGACCGCCAAGAAGAAGTAATGCAAGTACCACTGCTCAGCGGCATCTACACGGACGGGGCCGGCGACTTTCGCCGCAGCTACCCGCGCAACTTGGTGCCCGTCGTTCAGCCATCTGGATTGAGCGAGGGCTACCTGAGACCGGCTGACGGGATTAAGCAGTTCGCGGTAGGCCCTGGGCTCGACCGTGGCGGCATTGAGTGGAACAACGTGCTCTACCGCGTGATGGGCACGAAGCTCGTCTCGGTGAGCTCGCTGGGGAACGTGGTGGTGCTCGCGGACGTTGGCGGCAGTGGTCAAGTGACCTTTGACTACTCAGAGACGCTGCTGGCGATTCTCTCCAGCGGAACGCTGTACTACTGGAACGGTTCTGCGCTCACCAGCCTCACGCCTGACCCTGCCATGGGGCCAATCACGGACTTCTGTTGGGTGGATGGGTACTTCTTTCTGACAGACGGGTTCTTCATCGCCACGACGAACTTGGTCAACCCGACCATCGTTCAGGCCAAGGCGACATCCGAAGCCGATCCAGACCCCATCATCTCGATTCAGAAGTTCCGGAACGAGGTCTATGCGATTAACCGACATACCATTGAGCTCTTCAACAACGTCGGTGGAGACATCCTATCCTTCCCGTTCGCTCGCATCGAAGGAGCCCAGATTCAACGGGGTGGAATCGGAACGTACTCCTGCTGCGTATATCTGGATTCTGTGGCTTTCGTCGGAGGCGGACGCAACGAGGCGCCATCGGTATGGCTGGCGTCCGGAGCCAACACCGTCAAAATCGCTACACGGGAGATTGACCAGATTCTGGCAACTTACTCTGAAACTGCTCTGGCTACGACTATCTGTGAAACACGTCTGTACAACGGACTTAACCACCTCTACATCCACCTTCCGGACCACACGCTAGTCTACGACGGCGCGATCTCGCAGGTCGCCGGCCAAGCCATCTGGTTTACGCTGGCTGACGGTCTCTACGGCAACAGCAGCTACCGCGCACGCAACTTTGTGTACGCTTACGACAAGTGGATTTGCGGGGACACCTCAGCACCCAATCTCGGCTACGCGGTTCAAGACATCTCCTCGCTCTGGGGCGAGCGCATCGGCTGGCAGTTCGAGACACAAATCTTCTACAACGAAGGCAAGGGCGCCATCTTCCACGAACTGGAGCTCGTCGCCCTGCCTGGGCGCGTGGCCATTGGCATAAACCCGACCATCTTCGCGAGCTACTCAACGGATGGCGTCACCTACTCGCAAGAGCGAAGCATCAGCGCCGGTAAGACTGGAGACCGCAACAAGCGCCTGACATGGATGCGCAACGGTCGCATGGGAGACTGGAGAACGTATCGCTTTCGCGGGACGAGCGACGCGCACTTGTCAATGGCCCGCTTGGAGGCGCGGCTTGAGCCGCTTGTGTGGTAAATGGCCAACTCCATCAAGCCCAACCGGAATGACCTTGCCAAGTTCTTGCCCGACCAGCGCCTCATCCGCGCCTTCGAGCAACTCTTCGAGTACGTCCCAGCCGGCATCGACGCCAACACCATTGACTCGTATAACTCTCAGACGTCTGCACAGCAGGCGCTTGATACGGTTGAAGCCCTTCGCAGCGTCATCGAGCTCGCTTCTACAGCGCCTTCTCAGCAGGCTAACCAGATTGCTGAGCTAGCCCAGCAGGTAGCCCTGCTATCGCAGGCGCCACCGGTAGAGCAGAAGAAGTCGCCCAGATACGGCACCTTCTACGACACCACAACGCAGACGGCAGCGGCCATAAACACGGCGTACGCGGTCACGTTCAACTCAACCGACCTCAGCTTCGGCGTGAGCACTGGAACGCCTGCAAGCCGCATTTACGTTGATTCTGAGGGCATCTACAATTTCCAGTTCTCCATGCAGCTAGACAAGACCGCTGGAGGCGTTGGTCTGTTCTACTTGTGGGCGCGAATCAACGGCGTTGACCAAGCCAACTCGGCCACCCAAATCCGCATTCAGGGCAACAACGCAGAAAGTGTTGCGGCATGGAACTTCGTGTATAGAATGAACGCGGGAGATTACTTTGAGCTCATGTGGTCCGTGGACACCGTGGACATCGAGATCAAAGCCTTTACCGCAGCCCCACCGGTGCCTGACATTCCGTCGGTCATTTTAAGCGTCACCAACAACATCTCCTGACATGGCTGTAACCGTCAAAAACATCATCCCGCCCAAGCAGGCCGAGGCTGCTGCGACAGCCCAGTATCAGGCATCGAACTGCAAGTGCATCATCGACAAGTTCACGGTGACCAACACCTCTGCGGCGAATGCGTCCATCACGGTGAACCTGATTGCGCCCTCGGGCACAGCCGTAAACAGCAACAAGATTCTTTCCTCGAAGGTCGTTGTGCCCAATGAGACCTACACCTGCCCAGAGCTCGTCGGGCAGGTTCTTGAGTCCGGTGGCATCATCTCCACAACCGCAAGCGCAGCGACCTCGCTGACCATCATGGCTTCTGGGAGGGAAGTGACGTAGAGATGACTTCCGCTGAAGAATCATTCCGGTGTCTGTTTGCAGAGGTGCTTCTTCTTCCCGAGGACGCACAGGACTGGTTGATGTCGTTTTGGCAAGTGATGCAGGTGTTCGATGACGTTGCAGATGGAGATGAAGTGCCGCGCAAAGAACTCGACCGGTGTATCTGGAACACGATGGTGGCAATGCCGCTAAACCGGTTCTACTCCATGAACTCAGCGTTGTTGATTCCGGTAATGGTAAACCTGTTCTTGAAATGGCAGGCATCTGACCAAGCCGAGCGAGCCGGAAGAGCAACAGAGATGTCCTACGCTTGGAGAGCAGGGTTCTACGATCTTATTCTGTTCGTGACTCACGTCTGCCATGGCGTTGAGTTCGCAACCCAGAACGCCGAGAAAGTAATGAAGTTTTACGGCGAAACATTTGAAGATTACAGAAAGGAGTTTTTATGCCAGAGCCAGTGACAGGAACACTTGCATTAGCGGGAGGAGCATCAATTTATTCTGGAAGACGTTCTGCTAAAGCTGCTCAAGCAGCAGCAAAAGCGCAGCAAAAAGGCATTGACCAAGGCATTGAAGAGCAAAGGCGTCAGTTTGATTTTGTTCAAAAAATCCTTGCTCCATACGTCTCGGCTGGACGGCCTGATTTGACGCAGCCGTACATCGCGGCTGGCCCAGGGGCGATTCAGCAGATGCAACGGCTTGTTGGTCTCGGCGGCGAACAAGCACGCCAACAGGCACTCTTCAATGTATATCAGGGGACAGATTACAGGCAGTTATCTGACATCACTGAGCAAAACATTGATGAGTACGAGCGCAATAGAAAGCAGGAACTAGAGCTCTTTAAGAAGTCAGCAGCGTACAAAAAACCAACTCTTGCAGAAGGGCAAAAGGGCAAAACGGCAATCAAACAAGCTCGTGAAGACCTTATTTCCAACTTCCAGCTTGCCACAGATAAGGGCATTCGAGACATCGAAACGCAGGGGTATAATCAACAGCAGGCTCTCCTTAAACCAGTCCTTGAGGACAAGCAGTACGAGCAGATGGGCATGGAGCAACAGCGCCAAGCCATCCAGCAGATTGAGCAGGGGCCACTGTTCCAAGAGCTCGCTCGTCAAGGGGAGGCCGGTTTGCTCGCAACCGCATCTGCCACCGGTCGAAGGGGAGCTGATGACACGCAAAGCGCGATTGCGCGTTTCCGTCCGCAGCTTCTCAACTCGCTCATCGATCAAACGTATGCGCGACTTGGGGGATTGACCAACGTCGGTCAAACAGCAGCGCAAAGCCTGCTCAACATCGGTCAAGCTTCAGCCGCTGGAACCGGTGCTGCGGCAACATCAGCAGGCAATGCAATCGCCGGTCTCTACTCGGATAGAGGCGCTGCTGGAGCGGCTGGAATCATTGGCGCAGCAAACGCTCAAAACCAAGGTCTCATGGGTGCTGTTGGCGCTCTTGGTGATTACGCGCAGACATTCGGGGCACAAAACTTCGTTCGTGAAATGAGAGGTATGCCCCAGAAAAAGATGTTCGGATTCTTCTAAAAGCGTATGGCCTCTAAATTTGATTACTCGATAAACATACCGCAACCAACAGGGTTTGGTGCTGGTATGATGCAGAAAATTGGAGCGTTGCAGAACATTGTTGAGGCCCAAGACAGGTCGGCTTTGATGCAGCAACTTGCTCCTTTGCAAGTTCAACAGGCGCAGGCAAACCTTGCTTCTACTCAACAGCAGATGTCTCAGAGCGCGGCTGCGGCGTCCCGAGAAGAGGCAAGGTTTGGAGAGTTCACAAAACAACAGGAGGCAGACAGGAATCTTGCGATTGCAATCTCTGAAGGCAAAAGCCCAGCAGAAATTGCCACACTGCTTCCGAATGCAAGCCCAGGGTTTGTTGCAAAGTTCCCTCAACTTGCTCAGGCCATTACTGCGACAAAGATTGGACCATTGCTTGAGCGAGGGGAGATACGTCCTGAAGACAAGAAAACGGTAAGCGATGCGCTTGTTCTCTCGTTTATGCTTAACCCGCAAGAGGGCAATATGTTTCGCAGCGCGATTGCAGCAGTTCCAGACCCGGTTCGATCCGAATTTGGAAAACAGATTTCAATGGTAACGACAGCGGGGCTTGGCGGTGACAATGCAACTGCAATCAATCGTCTTCAAAGCCTTGTGGATGGATTGAAGAACAGTGAAAATCCTCAAAACAAAAATCTTGGAGAGATTGTATCAAAAGAACTGGAGAGCATTAAGAAGCAAAACAAAGAAGGAACTCTTGATCAAACAGGATGGTATCTTCGTGGCACAGAACTTTCCAATTTGCTTGGCCAATCTTCCATTGGAAAGATGATTGGAGATACTGCTGAAACGTATTTCAAGCTCAAGAAAACCAAGGCTGAAACAGAAAGGGAAACAGCTTTTGGGAAAAAAGCTCAAGGAGAATCAGGTGTTGGAAGACCTCTCGATAAAATAGACGAGAAGGTGGTTGAGAGTTATGCGGATTCATCAATCAAAATGAATGAAACTGCAAACAATGCTCTTGATCTTTACAAGAAAGCAGAGGAATTGAATTTAGACAGTGGTGCTCCCGCTCAAGTAAAAGAAGCAATTACTCGGTTTTTTGGCGGGGATGATGTGACGCAATTCAGAACGCAGATAGGCGGAATGCTTGACGCTCAGGCTCTGCGTAACTGGAAACAAGCAGCTCCTGGCTCTGGAACAATGTCGAACACTGAAACGGCTCGTGCATTAAGCGCAATGCCATCAAAAACGGCATCTCCCGTTATCTTGAAAGATTATCTGAAGGCAGTAGTAAACACCACTGCAAGAGCCGAAAATTACGAACAAGCACAAGTTGAGTGGGCTACAAACATTGGGTTGGCGCGAAAAGCTCAAGAGGACACCAGTATTGCTGGAATCCCTATCAAGAAGGGAGAATCCTTTCCTGATTTCAAAAAAAGAATCGTAAAACAACTAGGCTCAACGGACTTCTTCGAACAGATGCGGGAAGAGTCTAATGCAGTTGAGAAGCGTAAGATGGATGCTATTAGTCAACGGCCTCCAGAAGGTGGTCAAGCGCCTGATTTCAGAAATGTTGGAGGGGATGCTTTTTTGAGAGCAGAAGAATACCTTCGGAAAGGAGGTAAGTAGAAAATGGCAACGGTAGAAGATTTGGCGAAGGCGTTTGACCTTGCCAGAGAGAATGGAGATACCGAAAACGCGACTTACTTCGCGCAGGAATTGGTAAAATTCAAACAGGCTCAGGATCGCGCCCGTCAAGAAGCCGCTCTTCCAGCTGGAACATCCGGCATCGAGCAACCTCCGCAAGAACTCCAGCCGCAACCGTACTATGGTGAAGCTGCAAGGCGAGAGGCGAATCTGAACAAGAACGTATCGCGGGAACTCATTGCAGAACTTCGTCAGGCGCAGACCGGCGAGACTCCAACCGCAACGGAAGTGGAGTCCTTCAAGAAGGCAGCCGGTTCACGGTCTACGAGGGACTTCTTCAACAACCTCGTTTCGCAGGGCGCGATTGATTTAGGCTCATCCTTCAATCCAGAGCAGTCGCCAACGCTTGCCGGCGCGTGGGAGAAGTACAAGCAGGAGATGAAGCCTTCCTTTTTTGGAGCAATGGCGCGTGGAGCCGAAGAGCAGGTAATCCCTGCACTCGGTGGTATGGCTGGAGCTTTTGTTGGTTCGCCTTTGGGGCTTGCTGGCAGCATTCCTGGAAGTATCGCTGGTGCAGTAGGTGCCGCAGAACTTCAGCAAGAAATCTTCCCGCCAACCGAAGCGGATTTGGCTCAGCGCCGGTTCGATGAGGCAGTAACCGGCGCCAGTATAGGAAGAACCATTGGGAGTTTTGTGCCGTCACTGGCCACTGGTTACCCGTCACCTTCGCGCATTGCAGGGATTGCTGGACGTGGATCGCCAGCCGCTGTTACAGCGGCGCGTAAAGAGGCGTTGATAGAAGGCGCTGCCAACGCTGGAGCGACGTTTGCAGCAACATACGCAACTCAGGGCAGAATGCCGACACCGCAGGAGATAGCAGAAGGCGCTATCATGGGTGCTATCACGCGCCCAACGAAGTTTGGGACGGCAATGATGATGCCGCGCAAACAACGCACCGAGCTTGCTGGAAGAAGAAGTGCCGAGCAAACGATGCAGGAGTTTGCTGGCGGTGAAAAACCAGCGGAACTGGCCGCGACTGCAATCGAGAAGGGTATCCCAACGTCCCCAGGGGCGACGTTCTTCGCCGGTGAGATTTCAGGCAACGAAGGGCTGCTTGGGTTGCAGGAAGCCTTGGCAACAACGAATGCTGGACTGCGCAGCATCCGCCAGCAAACACGCGAAGCGGTTGCTTCTGATTTGGGCGCAACGCTCCAGCCGCAGGGAGGCGCCGGTATTGAGGCTGCTCAAGGCGTTATCCAAGCCCAACACGACAAGCTTATCAGAGCTGCTGAAGCTGCCAGAGACAGCGCCATTGAAAAAGGCAACCGCGAAGCGGTAAGCGCCTTAAACGATGCTCTCGCCGAGTCCAGAAACAACTTTAATGCAGCCAAGCAGGGAGCGATTGCCGCTGATGCTGCTCTTGAAGCCAGCGCGGCGCGTCTAAAGCAGGCTGGTCAGCAGTTTGCTCAAGCGCAGAAAAGCCGGTCTCGGTCGGACCAAAGCATAACCGTTGAACAGGTGCTGCTGAGGAACGCTAAGGAGGAAAAGGCGCTGCACGATGAGGCGTATGCAAAAGCTCGCGAGGAGACCGGTGATCTTGTCGTTGACTACGCGAACACCATCAAAGCGTTAAAGGAGGTTAGGAAGAAGGCTGGAGAACGTGGAAGTATTCCAGAGCACATCTCAAAGATGATTGAAGGTCTGATTGAGAATCCAGACAAAAATAAGGTCAACAGGGTTGAGGACATTGATTCTGATTACCGGAGCATTTCCGGAGAACTTTCAGACACCAAAAATATCGCCCATCGAAGCTGGCTAGGGATGGTGAAAAATTCGCTTAAGGCAGACCTAGAAACTGCCGGTAACGCTTCTCCGCTGTTTGCAAAGGCCAACAAGCTGTATTTTGAATACGCACGCAAGTACTTCGATGGTCCTGCTTGGGGCGTTATTTATGGACAAGGCAACAAAAAGACGCCGCCAAGCCAAACAATCGACGCCTACACGTCCGACCTTGAATCCTTAATACAGCTTAAGGAGTCGATCAAAGGAGACCCCGACGCGCAGCAGGCTATCGACAACTGGTTTGTCGATATGTTCTCTCAAAAAGTTAGCTCTGCGCCGACTGTCAAGAGCATGGAAGACTGGGCCATGACAGGGGCTGCCAGAGATTTTTCCAGAGTGTTTCCATCTGCAAGGGCGGCTGTCGATAAAGCTCAATCGGACATCCGTACAGCGGAAGCTGGCGTTGAGCGTGCGCAGCAAGAGAAAACACTTGCCCGTGAACTTGCCGCCGAGGCAAAAGCTGAACTTACTGAAAAAAAGGTCGACGCAAAACAGCGCGAAACGGTTATTGAAAAAGAGAAGAGGCAACAGGCCAAGGAAGCGTTTAGGAACGAGCAGGAGCGCATCCAAGGCATGGCTGTGAACAAGATTCTCGGCAAGGACGCTAAAATGGCTTTCACCAACATTTTCAAGTCCGACGACCCTGTTGGAATGACCTCTGAAATCATGGCGACTCTGCGTGGCAACAAGCAGGCTGAAGAAGGGTTCAAGAATGCGCTTAGCAGCTATCTCAATGAAAAACTGCGGAGCAAGTCACGGGTTGAGACCACGCTCAACAAAGCGGAGCCGGTAAAGCCAGACGAGTTTGCTGCTATTTTTGGAAAGCTGAACGACTTCCTTACTGAGGGATTGAGAGAGCGGGCCGTGCTGGAGAAGGTGTACGGCAAAGATTCCAAGGAGATGAAAGCCTTGGACATCATTCGCAAGCAGTACGAACTGCTCGCTCGTCCGACAAGAACGACCCAAGGCCAATCACAGACAGCTCTCAGAACCTCGATTGGCAGCAATCTCTCCGACATAAACAAGAACAACTCACTCGGGGCGCTGCAACGCATCGCTGCCGGTCTTGATGAGAAAGTTGGAGCTGGGGCAAGGTTCTTCACCGCTGTTTCGTCGCTGCTTCGATTCGCTTCAAAAGGAGACCCGTCTAAAGTTGCCTTGAACATCCTTGTTGAAGCGCAAACCAACCCGAAATTAGCCGCTGAGCTTCTCAGGGGCCAAACACCTGATAGTATCAAGAAACTACGCCCCTACGCTAAGTTCTACGGCCAGAAACAATCCGAAAAGGAGGAAAAGTAACACACCATGTCATACATCATCGAGTCACCTTTCCCGTCGTTCAACGACACCGACGGATCTCCGCTCAACAACGGCAACGTCTACGTCGGCAGCGCGAACCTCAACCCTGTCACGGACCCGATACCGGTCTACTGGGACGCGGCCCTCACCCAGCCGGCCGCGCAGCCCATCCGGACCATCAACGGCTACCTCTCGCGTAACGGCTCCCCAGGGCGCATCTACACGAACTTCATCACCTACTCCTTCCGCGTCACCAACAACAAGGGCGTTCAAGTCTTCTCCGACCTCAACTACAAAGACCCCAGCTCCAACGCAGGCAGCACCTACCAGCAGGTCATCACGGCGATTGCAGGACAGACGGTGTTCAACTTGAGCCGCACCTACATCCCTGGCACCAACAACCTGTTCATCTACCGCAATGGTCTGCGCCTCATCGTCGGCCAAGACTACAACGAGACCGGCTACAGCCAAGTCACGCTGACGGCTGGCGCCGACAACGGGGACGAGTTCGTGTTCGACATCGGCTACAACTACGACACCGCCGCAAACATCGACGCTCAAGACGTCACCTACAAGCTGCCTGCGATGGACTCGGTGTTCACGAACGTCGAGGAGAAGCTGTCTCAGATTATCAACGTGAAGGACTTCGGCGCGGTCGGGGATGGGACGACTGACGACACTGCTGCGTTCACCGCTGCGGCGGCGTATAGCTCACCGGTTCAGGTTTCCGTTCCTGTTGGGACTTACCTGCTCAACTCTTCTCCAGTGGCATCTTCGAGCGTTTCTTGGCTTGTTGATAGCGGCGCGACATTCACCGGCGCGGGGAGTCTGACCAGCTCGGGCGCAAAGTATCTGCCATTGGTGAATATCGGCGCATTTGTAACTGTCACGCAGTTCGGCGCGGTCGGGAACAATGTTGCAGATGATAGCGATGCCATTAACTCTGCAATCGCATACTGCAACTCTTTGACGATTCCTGTGGCTTTGCAGTTTCCTTCTGGGTTCTACAAGATCACAAAAGCTCTAACGCCAATCACATCTCCTACCGTGCTTGTTGGAGACTCGTTTCGCGGTTCGATTCTCTTTCCTCAAGGAAATTTTGATGTCATCAAGTTTACTGGCGCAGGATCACGTCAGTATGGAGGAGGCATCCAAGATTTAACAATCGACTGCCAAGGCATGACTGGCGGAATCGCAGTCACCTTGGATTGGACACAGGACTTTACCGGAAGCTTCCTTTTAGCAAATGCTTGGAATGGAGTTTATGTCCGCCAGTCTGGGAACGCAAAGTTCCAATCAATCACAATCGACAAGGCTCGTGGAGACTATTGCTTCAAAGCCTTTGGATCAAATGTGTCTAGGAATGGACAGAATGACCAGTGTGATGCAATTTCGTTTGAAAGCGATTCAACATTCACTGGCACTTACATACCAGGCGGGGCCACGCCCACAACAACCGGAGTAATTTTGGATGGTCGGGTGCATACCGTGAGCTTTGGCAACTTGAGGTGCCTTAATCTCCTAAGAGGGTTCGTTTGCTTAAACACTCCTGCACTAACTCAACGATTTGTTCCAAGTTTCATTTATGGGAATTGCTTGGAAACAGAAAACACATATGCAGAAGGTGTTCTTTTGATTGCTGCAAACGTGTTTCAAACTGGGCTATTTGTCGCGACCGCAGTGACAGAAAGTGGAGTGAAACTTTCAAATCAAACAACGAGAATCAACATCAATGGGTGCAACATTGAATCTTGTTACAAAAGTGGAATTGTTGTTGATGGAACAATAGACGCCTCAATCAGCGACCCTGCTATTTTTAGGAACAATACATATGCAGGACATCCAAGTGGATTCTCTGCCATCGAAATCCTTTCCGGAGACAACATCGCCGTATTTGGAGGAAGATGCGGAAAACCGCCGTGGGATTCCTATACAGAACAGCAAGAGTGGGGAATCATCAATGTTGGAGCAACAAACGTAAGGGCGACAGGAGTTGATTTGCGGAACAACTATTCTGGGCCAAGTGCTGGAGACATTTACTTCAGTCAGTGTCCAGGGTCTACTGTCATTGCGCCTTCCACCCCATCTGTGGGCGCATCGCCTTGGACATACACGGCAGGGGCAACTCAAGAGGCAATTTCCGTCAATGGTGGAACAGTGTCTCAGATTGCAGTTCAAGGAGTTCCGCTATTTACTCAAACAAACCAGCTCTTCATACTTCAACCAAATCAATCTGCTGTAATAACATACAGTTCTGCTCCAACTGTTCGCTCTCTGAAGCTGGTTGGCTAACATGAACCCCCTGCACTATCCGCTGATCGCTTTTGTCCTGCACAAGCCACCCGCACCAAGACCCGCCTCCCATCGACATCGACATCCTCTGGTTCGACCCACGCAGCTAACACAACAAACAGATACCCTATGAGCAGCAAAGCATTTCAGAACGCAGACAAGCTCGTAAACCTGAGTTACGAGAATGCGATGTGGACATTCAATCAAAGCCAGACATCTCCAAATGATTTTTCCACATTGTATGTAGACAGAAGAGCAAATCACACAGGTGGAACTGCTGGATTTGTAAACTCTGCAATACTTGCAAAAACTTTTGTTTCTGCTGGAAATACTAACTTTGAGTGGGGTATTACAGGTGTTGTAGATAACTCTGCAACCGCTGGCGAGAATGTTGGCGGATACTTTCAAGGCATTAAACGATCTACCGGACCAACATGGGGATCAGTGATTGAAGTTATCGACAAGACTGGAGCAAATCCAACTACTGCGGCAGTTGCTGTTGAGATTGATATTACTGGAAATGGAGCAGACAATTTCAACAACAGAATTGGGATAGATATTGCTTGCAGAAAAGATGATGCATCTGGAAGTGGATGTGTGGCTGGATTTGGAATTAGACTTCAAAATCAAGCTGGATCAGGATACACGGTTGGATTTGACACAAGTTCAGCAACCATTTATCAGTCGGCATTTAGGATGGCCCAAGGGCAAGCTATTGCATTCGATGGAAATGCAACCGACAAGCTTGCGAGCGATGGGACCGGCATTGTATACTCAAGCGGAGGCGCATTTAAGGCAAAGCTTGTAAATGACGGAGGGATTTTTCTTACTTCAAGAACAAAAATAACCGGCACATTTACATCTGGATCGCAAACTCCAACACTTGGAACAAATAAGCCTGGAACAGCAGGAGGGGCTCCTGGCACATGGCTAAGCGTTCTTATCGATGGATCGCAATACTGGGTTCCAGCATGGACGAACTAAGCATGAAAACAATCACACTTACATTGACTCAAGAGCAGCTTCAGATTCTTAACGCTGCGCTCGGAGAAATACCGTACCGCGTAGCGGCACCATTGATTGCCAGCATTAACGCGCAAATTCACGATCAAACGGAAAAGAAACCATTTGAGTATTCATTGGTGGACGCATCATCGTAGCCATTTACCCCCTCCCCCTCCCGCTCATCGCTCTCGCAAACCCCAACGCAACATCCCCATGAAATACATCCTCGCTCGGTTAATGGAGCCATCCACATGGCGCGGCATCATCAGCCTTCTCACGGTCTTTGGAGTTAAGATTGCGCCTGACCAAGCGGACGCTATCCTCACCGCCGGCGTGAGCGTTTACTCAGCCATCAACATCTTCAGGAAAGAAAAACCGTGATTGCCGACATCTCGTTTGAACCCATGGTGAACCAACTTGTTGCTCAAGGACCGCTGGCGTGCGCGATGGCAATCGCTATCTGGTATCTCTCACAGAAGATCCGCGAGTGCGAGGACGACCGGAAGGAGCTGTGGAAGAAGGTGAGTGAAATCTCTGAGCGGTTCTTCACCGAGCACAAATGAACATCTCAGACGCGGGTCTAAAGCTCATCATCGACTTTGAGGTTGGCGGCGGTGAGGAGTACTACCGCAAGTTTCTTCAGAGCCCGACGTGGCCTGGGGAGCAAAGCGGCGTCACGATTGGAATTGGCTACGACTTGGGCTACACCACACCGCAACAGTTCTCGGAAGCGTGGGAGGAACTGCTCCCCGAGTCCGACTACCTTGCGCTCACCGCCGCCCTTGGAGTCAAGGCAAACGCAGCCCGCGAACTCCTGCACGCCTCGCCCGCAATGCGCTCTATCGTGGTGCTTTGGCAGAAGGCCGTTGATGTCTTCCAGAAGAACACGCTGCCCATGTTCTACCTCCGGATGCTGCGCATTTACCCGCAGGCCGAAGACCTTCCAGACGAGGCGCGAGACGCCCTTATCTCCTTGGTGTTCAACCGTGGGACGGCTCTCTCGGGCGAAAGACGCTCGGAGATGCTGGGCATCCAGAACGCGATGCGTGACCGCCGGTTCTACGACGTACCGGAACTCATCCGATCGATGAAGCGTTTGTGGCCGAATACCAAAGGCTTACAACGCCGCAGAGACGCTGAAGCTTCCCTCTTCGAGAAGGCTCTTGAGCCTAGGCGTAAGCGATAAACTCCAGCCCCTTGCCTTCAATCTTCGGGAGCATACCGTTCTCGTCGTAAATCCCTGCGCCCTTGGGGATAATGGTGTCCGGTGGCAGTGCGCTGCCCATGGTTGCAATCGGCCCTGAGTCGGAATGCACCTTGGGCGCAAGGACAAGAAGACCCGCCTGAATGCCATGCACACCGGTGAAACGCTGAACGAGGGTGTCGAAGGAGACTGGTTCCATGGGCCAATACGTTGCGAGAAAGCGTCTTGCGACGAAATGAAAAAAGATGTTGCGATACGCAAAAAATGCGTACATCTTCATCCCCGCCATGAGCTACCAAATCGATGCGAGGCACATGGTCTTCCGGTTCGGGGGAAAGAACCTGCTCTGGAAGAAGTTGGTGTTGGCGGGTGTACTTGTGCAACCGAGAACAATATCAACATGGATTCGCAGACGGAAAATCCCGCTGGAGAAGTTTGCGGCGCTGGTTGCGCTTGCACACCGCGAAGGCTGGGTGCTTCGACTCGAAGACGTGTGCCATAAACTGAAACGTGAACTAGAAAATGAACCTGAAAAAAATGCGGGAGGAGATAGCCAAACGGCTCACAAAAATCTCCGCCCTTGAAGAAGAAATCCAAACGCTGGAGCAGGCCGTCATGCAAGAGCATGGGGCGAACCTCCAGAACCTGCTAGCAGAGTCGGGCCGTGGATACGGCTCACTCACAACGGAAGTGGACGGCGTAAAGCTGACGTACGAAGTCAAGGCGACCTACCTGTGGGATCAGGGCAAGTTGCAGGCTCTGTACGAGTCGCTGCCGCTGGCTGACGCACGGGAGCTTGTCACCACCAAAATGTCGGTGTCGTCCAAGACCATCGAGCGCATCGGCAACGAAGACGTGCTGCGGCGCGTTATGGAGGCGCGTACCACCAAGTTCAGCGAACCCCGTATCACCTTCGTAAAATGAGCCTGCGCATCATTAAGGCAGACGAGCGCCTCAAGCGCACCTCGGACTGCGTGAAGGCGGTTGTGTTCGGCCCTGCCGGTGTTGGTAAGACCTACCAAGCACGCACGCTGGACGCGAAGAGCACGCTCTTTGTTGACCTCGAGGCCGGCACGCTGGCGCTGGGCAAAGATTGGAAGGGCGACTGCCTTGACATTCGCGGCACGTCAAACGAGATGGGCGCTCATCCGTGGGAGCTGGCGAAGGCCATCGCCCTGTGGCTGGGTGGACCGGATCCTGCGGACGCCAACGGCTCTTACTCGAAGTCGGCGTACGAGTCCGTTGTTAAGGCGTTCGGGCCGGCGTCCGGACACGAGCAGTATGAAACGCTGTTCGTTGACTCCATCACCGTTGCAAGCCGGATGTGCTTCGAATGGTGCCAGCAGCAACCGGAAGCGTTCAGCGACAAGACCGGCAAGCCCGACACCCGTGGGGCCTACGGGCTTCTTGGACGCGAGATGATTCGTTGGGTGACCCAACTACAGCACTGCCACAAGAACGTGGTGCTGGTGGGGATTCTGGAGCAGCAGGAGGATGAGTTAAAGAGGAAGTACTGGGACGTTCAAATCGAGGGCTCGAAGACGGGTCGCGAGTTGCCTGGTATCTTTGACCTCGTTCTGACGCTTCAGAACTTCGAGGCAGAGGACAAGTCGCAATACCGCGCCTTCGTCTGCCACCAACAAAACCCGTGGGGCTACCCCGCAAAAGACCGCTCCGGTACGCTGGAGCTTCAAGAACCCGCTGACCTTGGGAAGGTGCTCGCCAAGATCCGCGCAGGTAAACGCATCGACACCGCCAAACACTAAACAAAAATCGAAAGCAGTATGTTCAACGCACAATCAACAAACGTCGGGTCAACAGAGATGGAACTCATTCCCAAGGGGACAGTGGCGAAAGCCGTCCTTGTGGTGAAGGAGCGCAAGAGCAGTCAGTCCACCGGTGGAGACTACCTCTCCATCGAGCTCGTTATCCAAGGGGGTCAGTACAACAACCGGCGCGTGTTCGGGATGGTCTGCAACCCGTTCGATGAAGCCAACAGCGAGGTGTGGCGCCAGATGGGTATCGGGGCAATCACTCGCATTCTTGAGAGCCGTGGCGTCTTTAACTACGAAGACCCATCCTCATACGAGAAGTTCAATGACGGTGATTTCAACTCAATCATTGAGGCGCTCAACGGCGCTGAGGTCGTCATTAAGGTTGGTATCGACAAGGGAAAGGACGGACGCGCTGACCGTAACTCCATCAGCGACTGGGGTTCACCCAATCCAAGCAGCAACGGGCACAAGCTCTGGAACCAAGTTAATGAGAGTGCGCCTGAGGCGAAAGCACCGGTGCCAGTAGCGAAGACCGCCGCGCCTACGGCGACGGTTGGCAAGAAACCTGCTTGGCTGAAGTAGCACAGTTTGTTTGAGGTTGGGGGGGGCGGGGCAATAATGGTTGTCTCGCCCCCCTTTTTTGAGGTAGAACCAGCGGCATTCTCAAGCCGCATGGTGTGCAGGGAGATCCTGCAACGACGCTTTTTCATTTTTGCGTCAGTGAAACAAAGGCACTTACATGATTTTACGACCAAGACAGGCGCAGTTCGTTGACGCCTGTATCGACGCACTGGGCAAGTGCGGCAACACACTAGGAATCGCGCCAACTGGCGCAGGTAAGACGGTCATGGGCAGCGCGATTCTTGCGCCGTTCGTGAAGAAAGCACCGGTACTCGTCATCCAGCACCGCGACGAGCTTGTCACCCAGAACAAAGAGACCTTCAAGCGCTACAACCCGTCGGCCAAGGTCGACGTGTTTAACGCCGAGCGAAAGGCGTGGTCCAGCGGGGCGACCTTCGGGATGGTACAGACGCTGTGCCGGCCGATCAACTTGGCAACGATGCCAAGCGGGATGTCGGCGCTGTTCATAGATGAATGTTTCCCAAAAGGAACGCTGATTGATGGAAAGCCAATCGAAGAAATTGGCATTGGAGACAATGTTAAAACCCACCTTGGTGAAGGCAAGGTAACGCATTTATTCAAGAGCAAGCCAACAAGCTTTGTGTCGATTCATTTTGTTGGAGGACAAGTTCTTAACTGCACAGGCAGTCATCCGGTTTGGACTCAGAGAGGATTTGTTGCCGCCAAAGATTTGACCAGTGACGATATGATGGTTAACATCATACCGTATGGCAAACTGCGTAATTTGCGAAAAGGAAATCCCAGTCAAAACGTATCGAGGAGCACGTCCAGGCAGGCTGTGCGGACAGAGGGAGTGCAAGGTGGAGCTCTCAAGGAGAACCATACGCAACAGTTTCGAGAAACATGGAGGAGAGATAACAAAATTCAGAAAGACGAATGGGATGCACGATCCAGCGGTGCGAGAAATTGTCTCAACCAAACTGCGTGCAATGAAGTGGAAGCCACCGGTTCGGAAGGGGAATGGGACTGGGCCAACAATCCATCAGCTTGCGATAGCATCTGCCCTAGGGTGGCAAATGGAGGTTGCCATACCGACAAAACGGAAATCATCGGAAAGGCTTTATCCAACTTGCTACAAAGTGGATGTTGGGAATTCAGAACTGAAAGTTGCAGTGGAGGTAGACGGAAATTCTCATTTATCTCTAAAGAGAAAGGCTCAAGACGAAAAGAAAGACGCGTTTTTGAAGTCTATCGGGTGGACGGTATTGAGGTTCACCAACAAACAAGTTGCGGGACATTTGGCGGATTGTGTCCAGACGGTTTTGTCTACAATATCGAAGTTGAAAACGGAAATACCTACTTCGCAAACGGATACTTAGTCCACAACTGTCATCATGTAGCGGCTGAAAGCTACATGAACATCGTGCAGGCGTTTCGCGAACGCTCGCCAGATGGCGTCATTCTCGGGCTTACTGCGACACCGGAACGCGGCGACAAGCAGGCGCTCACGGCGGTGTTCAACAACGTGGCCGACAAAATCACCGTGGGCGAGCTCATCGCAGCGGGGAACTTGGTTCAGCCGCGTGCGTTCCGCATGGACATCGGGCTCAACGACCAGCTCCAGAACGTGCAGAAGACCGGTGCAGAGTTCGACATGGGCGAAGTTGAGGCCATCATGGACAAGAGGGCCGTTCACTCGGAGATTCTGCGGCACTGGCGTGAGAAAGCCTCAGACCGGTCCACCGTGGTCTTCTGCTCGACCATCCAACACGCTCAGCACTTGGCTGAGGCGTTCCGCGACGACGGTATCTCCGCCGAGGCCGTCCATTCCGAGATGTCGGACGACGACAACGCCACCATCCTGCGGCGGTTCGACCAAGGCAAAATCAAGGTGCTCCTCAACGTGATGAAGCTGACAGAGGGCTGGGACTGCCAACGTGTGGGGTGCGTTGTTCTGGTGCGCCCGTGCAGCCAGAAAAGCACCATGATTCAGATGATCGGGCGAGGGCTCAGGCCGTGCATCGACGCGAAGCGATACCCTGGCGTGATTAAGAGCGATTGCATCGTGCTGGACTTCGGCGCCTCACTGCTCACGCACGGGGACATCGACGCGGGAGACCGGTTGTTCGTTCGCCAGAGCGAGACCGGCGAGGCGCCCATGAAGAAGTGCCCCGAGTGCGGCATTCAGGTGCCGGCAGCGGTCGGGAGTTGCCCCGTGTGTGGGTACATCTTCCCCGTGCGGGTCAACGGTGTTGAGACCATCGAGTCCTTCGAGATGTCGGAGATGCAAATCATCGAGATGTCGCCGTTCCGGTGGGAGTCGATGTACAGCGACGCCGTGCGAATGGCGAACGCGCTGACGGCGTGGGGCGCGGTCATCAAGCTGGGGGAGGTGTACAACGCGATTGGCGGCGTCACCGGTGGAGTGGTCACAATCATCACGCGCACCAACTCCAAGGAGCTCGCGCTGGCTCAAGCGGACGACTTCTTGCGGCGAAACGGGGATAGAGCGAACTCGCGCAAAACGCGGTCATGGATTAAGTTGCCACCTACCGACTCGCAGCGTCAGCACATGGCGGATGTACCCATGTTCGGGATGTCACGCTACCGCGCAAGCTGCGTGCTGACATGGAAGTTCAACGAGGCACGCATAAAAAAAGCAATTCTTGGCTAAAGAACATGGAAAACCAACCGAAAGAGACAGTATGTACTCAAAACTGTGGCGCGAAATCATCCAACCCGTCCTCGACCAGCGCCGTCGAACACCCAGCGCATTACAACAAGCATCCGAGCGGAATCGAATGCATAGACATTGCAGAGGCATTTTCGTTCAACCTTGGAAACGTGATAAAGTACGTGTTCAGGGCTGGGTTCAAGGACAATGAAGTTCAAGACCTTGAAAAAGCGGCATGGTACCTGAGAAGAGAGATTTCACGCAGAGCAACAACAACAAAATGAAAAACAGACTAGAACAAGAAGCCACTGAGCTTCTGGCACTGACGGAGACACTGCTTCATTCGCACCCGAACCGGCGTGCGTTCGAGGCGACATTCAAACGCATCGAGGCCGAAATCATGCGCCTCAGAAAGGAGAGCAAATGAACCTCCCAAGCTGGTATGATAGCTGGCTCACCAACGACGAGAGCGAGGCAGAGAAGCAGTGCAACTGCGGTAACGTTATGGAGTGGAGCGTGCGCTCTGAGATGTGGTTTTGCCAAGACTGCGACACACAAGTGCCAAGAGAAGAGGAGGTGCAGCCATGACCGACGAGCAAATGAATGTGGCGATTTCTGAGGCGTGTGGATGGACTGACATCCATGACAGTGGGCCTTGGCACAATCACAAGCTGTGGGGCTATCCGCCAGAACTCCCAGGACAAGGCGGGAACGCATATAAGTATATGCCAGACTACGTTCATGACCTCAACGCTATGCATGAGGCTGAGAAGGTGCTACAGGACGACCAGCGTGAGGTGTTTTACCCTAGAAACCTTGGTGCTTGGCAAAGCCCATTCAACGTCATTTACGCCACCGCACGACAACGCGCAGAGGCGTTCCTGCGCACGGTGGGTAAATGGGAGGAGGTGGCGAAATGAGCGTTCATATTTCATATGTGCGTAAATGCCTATCCAAGCGAGAAATGAACGGAGTTGAGGCTTACGCTCGTTTGTATGGTTGTGGAGGCGACGTTTATGCCATCGTCGACGCAGCAATCAATCGTCCTATGCCAGCGGGCGTGGGACGCCTGACTCGGCATCGCATCATCACGAAATTGTCGGCTGAACTGCTATTTGCCGCGATTGTGAAGAAAACTGACAAGAAGGAGGAGCCAGTTGTAAAGGAACGCTTTACAACTGACGGAGACCTTTTGGGTGACGCCAACAAAATGGTCGAGGAGGTGCAGCCGTGACCAACGAGCAAATCAACCGCGCTATTGCCGAAGCGTGTGGGTGGAACAACAAGCCAGTTGTGCGCACAAATGGCAAAGGCAGTGTTTGGGTTACTGAGTGGCCAGACTACTGCTCCGACCTCAACGCGATGCACGAGGCGGAGAAGGTGCTGACCTTTGATGAGTGGGATATTTATTGCGTACATTTAGGTGACACTCAGCCATCCTGTGCAAAAGCCAACGCCCGTCAACGCGCAGAGGCGTTTCTGCGCACATTGGGTAAGTGGGAGGAGGTGCAGCCGTGAGTTTTGACCCTCGATGGCTCGACAGATGGCTCGCAGATGTGCCGGAAGACACCGATGGGCCGGAGTGCGTGAAGTGCGGCGACCTCATGGAGTGGCAAGCTGACCACGACGAGTTTGGCCCATGCGGAGACTGGAAGTGCGTATCAAGAGACTGCGCCCCACACCTTTACCAAAATGAAAACGAGCAAGAAACAAAACAAAAAAACGGTTCAGATTGCGAAAGCAGCCAACCGGATTCTGGAAAACATTGAGTTTTATATGACTCAAGAAGAGATAGACCATGTAAAGTCATTATTCGCAGAGGAATATGCAATCATCAAACTTGAAATCGAATGTGCTATGCGTTGAACCCGTTTGGGGGCAACGGCATGGAGAGAAGCATGGCAACTGGACAAGGCAGTCATCGCACATCAAGTGCCGCGCAGATGCCGTTGGCGCAATGGTTTACGTCTTTGGTGACGAAAGGATTCTGGCGCATTGCATTGAAGATGCGTGCGTTACGCTTCAGGAGCAGAAACTTGAATCGCTCAAGAAGGAACTGAAAGCATTCCAGTGGGAGTTAAATGAGCTTGATATTGCGATGGCAGAAATCGAAGACGAGATAGAGAATAAGCAGCTAGAAATAAGCAAATTGCAAAAAGAAATAGCGCAGCAAATCAGTTTGCATAAGTCACCCCCAGTTGACCCGAACCAGATTCCGCTGTTGTAAACAAAAAAACTTGTCATAAAAAAATCAAACGATAGAACACGAATATGGACACATTGTTCCTTGACGAGGTAGAAGTCCGATACCTCCCATCAACGGCAAAAAGAGCGGATAGGGTCAAGCTCGCATATATCAATCGCGGCAAGACACTTACAATGCATTTCGAGGGGACGAAGGTGGAAAACCCTGACCATGAGGCAATTGAGTTTCTCAACCAGCACGAAGTGCCTGTTGAGTTCGCAATCTCACGGGATGGGTCGCGCCCAACATCTCTCGGAATCAAAGCAGAACACAGAAAGCAGCTTTGTAAGCTGTTCAAAATCAAAAGATAATGGAAGAACAAGATACACTAATAACGGAAGCATCGCAGCCTGAAGCGTTTGCAAGTAAGCCCCACGAAAGTAAGCTCGACATCCTCGATAAAGTGTTCGCATCGAACACTCGTCGCAAGATTCGGTACTTTCTCATCGTTGGCGATTTCACCGAGGAGAAGAAGACCATCATTGTCCACATCGACTCCGGCGCATGGATTAGTCTGGAAAACTCGTTCGATGAGGCAGTTGAGCGAATCGACGAGAAGCCAGAGAACGACGCACCGCTCTTGAGCGCAATCCTCACGACGCGAATGATGGCGATTGAGAATGCCATCATTAAGGAGCAACAGAAAGCAGCAGATTCGAGCGAGCCATCGTGCGATGTTCAATCCTCATGCTCTGCTGATGCTTCATGCGATGTAGATTCGCAGCCTGAGTAAAAGACCCACAGGGGGGATTATACAAGGGGGGATGAGCCTGAAATGTCAAGCTCATTCCCCTGAGTATACATAGATTGCACAAGACAAGTGACTTACGACATTCGCAAAACTAATCGCAACCGACTAACGTGGGCCGATTGACTAACAGACTCCACGAAAGATTCGCTTGGGGCATTGCTGAAGGGCTAGACCAGCAAGCTGCATATCTACGCGTGCAGCCTCACGTCAAAGCGACAACTGCCCGCGTCAACGGATGCAAACTTGCAAAGCGAATTGAGATTCGCGAACGCATTCAGCAAATACGCGAGGAGGTCAACTGTCGGTCGCTCATGGCAATCGACGAGAAGCGCGACCTGCTCCGGCAAATGGCTGAGGGAAGCGTACCTACCAAAATCGTCCGGAAGGGCGATGGCACGGTTGAGGCGACCTTCGACCGACTCGCCGCGCTCCTCGCCGACGCCAAGCTCGCTGGCGAATTCGCGCCGGAGAAGCTCCAAGTCGAGAACGAGAAACTCAACCTCACCTTTGAACTCTACGGTCGCAACAGTCGCCCGCCGAAGGAGTGGCTCGAAGCGGAAATCGTTGAGCCAAAGGTCATTTCGGGAAGCGCAAAGGCACCGATGGACTTGTCCATGTACAAGGTCGAGCCGCGCTCCGGAACGCCGAGCCTGACCGAGGTGATGGCGACGCCAAAAACTTAAGGGATTGTAGCTCAGAGGTTAGAGCGTGCGACTCATAATCGCTTGGTCGCGGGTTCGATTCCCGCCAATCCCACCAACTTTATGGAAATCAACCTGATAGCAAAATACACTGGTATTCAAGCTCCTGCCGGACTTGCAGTGCTCGCCCCCAAAACGCTGCCGCGCTCCGGCCCCACAGGGACGATGGGTTCAGCGCAGCCTCCCGACAAAATCATCCCCGCCGGAGCGGGCATCTACGGGCCGGACGGCAAGCTGCCATCCATCCAAGGCACTGGACTTGAGTTTCTTGCATATGCATAAAATGACTCGCGAAGAGATTGAACGGCTTTGCAAAGACGCGGAAGTCGAGTTGTTGCTCGCGGACGGACTCGACGGGGCATTCGTTGGCTGGCTCGACGGAGACCCAATCATCGGCCCGCCCCCTCGCGCAGTGTACAGCAAGCTGCTTTGCATCGAGTGCCTTGTCGAGCGAGGCATGGACTGGGACGAAGCCGTTGAGTATCTGGAATTCAACACGTTCCAAGCCTACGTTGGGCCACAAACCCCGCTGTTCCTCAATTGATAACGCCCGTCCAACGCGCACTGGCCGCTGCCGAACGCATCCGTGCTGCTGCTGAGGCCGATGAGGAGTCCGGCATCCTTCACGCTGCCGGAATCATCCTGCAGAACTTCTCGACGCTCCGAGGACAAAGGAGACTGACGCTTGAACAAGCCGAAGACGTTGTGCGGCAGTACGTTATGGCACTGCTCAACAACGACCAGTTTGAGGCTGCTGCCACAATCCTTTGGGGTTCAAGCGCATACGACTGGACTCCGCTCTCATCTCGCGAGACTTGGCGTTGCCTGTTTGAGCACGACAAGCTCCTCATTCAGGGGGCGGGAGCGATGGGCAAATCGTATGGGGCCGGAGCATGGTTTTACCTCGACTGGTATCGAGACCCTGCGTGGACAGCAATCAAGGTCGTCTCGCTGACGCGGGAGCACGCGGAGCGCAACATATTCGCGTCCATCCGCAACTTTCACCGGAGCGCGTTGGTGCGCCCGCTGACCGAGGTTGCGGACGACCTCCAAGGGTCGTTGCAGGTCACGGCAGACAGCAAGCAAGGCATTCACCTTGTCGCAATCCCAAGGGGCGAGAGCGGGCACGGTACGCTGCGTGGGTTCCATCCGTCGCCGAGGTCTGGGCCGGAGCATCCGCGCTGGGGGCGTTTGAGCCGCACCCACGTCGTCCTCGAT